TGCTCACCACGTCATAGACGATGGCGGGCATCGCCGTTCCCTGCGGCAGCTGCGCGACCGCACGACGGGCCCCGACTATGGACGTGACGCCGGAGACATTGAGCAGCGCGCCCGCGATTTGCTCAATACCCATTTTTCTTCAGCTTCTTGATGGTCCTCGGGATTCCCTTGGTCAGGTAGGCCGCGACCGCGTTAATTGCCCGCTGCGCGCCAGAATCAAGGGCTGGCCGCATGAATGGCGATGGCTTGACGCCTGGGTGCATAACGCTTTCGATTGCAGATCCTGCAAAGAACAGACTTTTCTTCTTGTTTGCCTTGATCAGGTATGGCGCGCGCTTCGATTTTGAGCCCTTGCCGGTGTAGTAACCGCCAGAGCCAAATTCGAGGATGTGCGCGTACCAGGCCTTTTTATTGCCGGCCACCAGCTTTCCGCGCATCCAGCCGTATTTCGACTCCTGCTTTTTATCGAACGTGACCTTAATGCTGCGCTGCAGATCGCCGCTCTGAACATGGCCTTCCGCCGCCAACATCTGCTTGGCGATGCCGCCGATCTCCTTAAGCCCGGAGCGCATGGCAGCGCGCATCAGGTTCGCCTCGATCTCCGCAGGCAGTTGCTTGAGAAGGTCATCAAGTTCCTTCAGGCCCTTGATCGTGACGGTTGTTTCATTGGCCATCGAGCGAGCCCTCTTCACACGAAAAGATGATCTCTTCCCGGGCTTCGTTGGGCGAAAACGCGGCAACGATGTTGAAAATCCTCGTCCCATACTTCACTCGCCAGGCTGCGACCGTGAGCGGCGGCATCAGCTTCGCCTGGTAGAGCACGCAGACCGTATGCGTCAGTGTGGAGCCAACCGCACCGGCGCGCAGCTTCTCGCGCCCGGAGATCGGGCGGATGCTGGCCCAGACCGTTGCGACATCCGTCCACCCGGAAATCACCGCCTGCCCGTTCGCATCGGTGGTGGTCGCGGGCTTCTGGACCGTGATCCGCTTGTCGCGTTCGCCTGCGTCGAGCATCACCCGAACTCCACGAACCGGTAGCCATCGAGCATCGCGTCGGCGTGCGGCAATGCAGAGATCTGCCCGGCAACCACATCACCGCGCATCTTGTACATGGTCCCGATCTTGAGCAGCATCCAGTTCTTGATGGCAGCCGGAACATCCGAGGCAGCGCCATAACCGGCCACGTACCGCACCAAAATCGCATTCGGTTGGTGCCTGATCAGAGGCCAAGCCTTCCCGTAGGCTGGCACGATCCGCCCTGGCTCACGATAGTTGTCCACCAGGTAATCGGCGGCATCCAGCGTTTGCAGCGCGCCTGCCGTGTCCAGATACTTGATGCTGGTGACAGAAACAAGCGGAGGGCGCGGCAGACGGATGGACTCCGGCCAGCAATCAAGACCAAGCTCAAGCGTCTGGGTAATCAGCGCGCGGCCCGTCTTGTTCTCGGCCTCCTGCCTGGCCGTCATGATCAGCCGGGCGATCGGCGTGTCCTCGTCGTCAGCATCGACGCGCAGATGCAGCTTCGCCTCGTCTTCTGTGACCGGCTCGGTTACCGGGCCAGTAATGATCTTGATCGACATGGTGCCTCCCTATGCAAAGGACCCTCTTGTGGACGGCCCTTCACATAACGGCCTAAGTTTTTAGGCTACGGCGGGGGAGTTGTTCAGGCTTCCCTTGACGATCACGGCGCCAGCAGCAATCGAGGTGCCGCTGTTTTTCGTGATCACCGCACGGACGTAGCGCTTGCCACCGATGTAGCCGACGGTGTAGACGCTGTCTGCTGCAAGCGATGCGGGAAGAGTGCCCAGCAGGTCTGAAGCGCCAGCGGCGGCATCACCAGACAGATCCGATGCGTCGCCGTGGCGCAGGCTGACCGTATAGTCACCAGAACCCGCGATTGCACCGGTGTTGATGATCAGGGTTGCAGAGTTGGCACCCTGCAGGTCGATGATCGGTGCGTCCGACTTCGTGGCGGTATGAACAACCGGGCTTAACGCCAGTTTGACGTCGATTCGGTTTTTGAGGTCTTTCATTTTGGTTTCCTTAGAGATCTTGGAAGAGACTGGCGACCCGCACTGAGGCGGGCCGTCACACTCGAACGTTCAGCCAATTAGGCGGCGCACTTCAGGAACTTGATGGCCTCGAAGTTCTGAATGCCACCACCGACGCGCTTGGTCGTATAGAACAAGACGTTGGGCTTGCTGGTGAACGGGTCGCGCAGGACACGAATGCCGATGCGGTCGATCACCAGGTAGGCACGCTTGAAGTCACCGAACGCGACCGGGTAGGCGTTGGCGCCGACGTCAGGCATGTTGTCGTCCGTCTCGGCCGGGTAGCCGAGCAGGCGCGACGGTTCGCCCATCTGCATCGATGGCTGCCAGAGGTACTGGCCGTCAACGTCCTTGAACTTGCGGATCTTCGAGACCGTCAAGTCATTCAGCACGAACGAGCCGTTTTGGCGGTAGCCGCGCTTCAGACTGTGGATCAGGTCGATCAGGTTGTCCGTCGGTGCCGTGGAGGCAAAGTCCGCCGCTGCGCCCGTCTTGATGTAACCCGTTTTGCCCCAGACGTAGGAAGCATTTGCCACCATGTCGTAGGACAGGATTCCGCGCGGCTTCGAGACGCCGTTGCCGTTGATGAAGGCGTCGCCTTCCTGCTCGGAAAACTCGATCGACACTTCATCGGCGAGCCAGCTCTCGATGTTCATCGAGCCATCGTCGAGCATCGTCTGGGTTGCCGCGGGCTGTGCGTAGAGTTCCATCACCGGGAAGTCCAGCCCGACCAGGCTGGGAGTGTTGGTCTCGCTGCGCGTTCCGGATTCGCCAACCCAGCCGGAGCTCGTGCCGCCCTTGTTGACGATCTTCTTGTAGTTCGAAGCGCCGATCGGGCGAACCGTTGCAAGCGAACGCATGGCCGACATCTTGCCGAGCACGCGGTCGATGGCCTGCTCCATCTCGTAGGGAACGACGAAACCGCCGTCCGGGTCGCTCTGGGTGGTCAGACGAGCCTGCACTTCGAGGTCGCGCAAGCCTGCGTCAACGCCCTTGCGAAAGAACTGGTTGAACGCCTTGGCGTGCGCCTCGACATCCTTGTCGACCTTGCTGCCGCCACCCATTTCGAACGCAGCGGCTTTGACCGCGATGTCCGTCATCTGCGCCTGCATGGCGGTGACCGCCGAATTCAGGTTCTGAAGGGTGGTTTCGCGCGTCGGGTCGGTGATGCCGGCCTTGATCTCGGCGATCTGAGCATCGTTCTGCGTTTTGAATTCAGCCCAGGCTTTCTGCAGCTCGATAACGAGTGCGGTGGGGTTCGTGGCATCGGCGTAAACGCGCTGGATACCGCGCACAGGAGAGTTTCGTTTCATGATTTTTGATCCTCAAATGCAAAAAGCCCGCACGCGGCGGGCTGATTTACTGGTTGAAAGAAGGGTTACTTCAGTGCTGCGATTGCCCCCTGGACAGCGGCAATCATTGCGGCGTCAGCGTTTTGCGTGACGTCATGGGCAGCGTCATGCGTGCCCTTCATCTGCTCAAGCAACGCACGACGCTCTGAGCGCGACATGCCCTGCTTGGCAAGAATGCTGTCGACCCGACGCTTGGCGGCGAGCGCCGCGTTGGCCTTGTTCTGGTCTGCCACCACCTCATCGGATGCGAGCAGAGACGTTGCAAACCCGGCGTCGAGCGCCGCCTGCCCCGTCATCCACGTCTCGGCATCCATGAGCGCAGCGGCTTCCTTGTCCGTGATGCCAGCCGCCTGGGAGTAGATGCTCGCCATGCTGGCGTCAAACCGTTCCATCACGTCGGCAGCGGCGCGTAGGTCATGCCGGTTGCCGATCGCGGCCGCCCAGGCGTTGTGCACCATCAGGAATCCGGACTTCGCCACCTGGATCTCGTCGCCGGCCATGGCAATGATGGATGCGGCAGATGCGGCGATGCCCACCACCTTGACCGTCACCTTGTGCGGATGTTCGCGCAGCAGGTTGTAGATCGAGAGGCCTTCGAAGAAGTCACCGCCCGGGCTGTTGATCGAGACGGTGATGTCTTTGGAGCCGATCGAGCGCAGCGCGGCGCTCACGCGCTTGGCGGTAACGCCTTCGGTCCAGCCATCGGATCCGATCC